TTATTTGATGGCACGCAAGAAAGAGTCGGTTACTTCGCTAGCTACTTCATCTTTGATGTGCGTGTATTGTTGCGTCATGTAAGATGTTGAGTGTCCTAATGCAGCAGCCATGTGTTCGACAGGGACACCAGCTATTTGACCTTGAGTGGCAAAGAAGTGTCTCATCATATGAGGTGTAATGTGTATATTACACTTTTTGCTTACTTTTTGAAAAGATGAATAAATTCGGGAACAAGAAACTGGCTTCCCTAATTTATCCTTATACTTGTCTCCGACGTCTAAGAATAAAAAATCCTCTTTATTCAGTATTCGTCCTGTTTTTTTAGCAATTTCACAAGAAAATTCCACCGCTGATTGCAACAATACTGTTGTTTCTTCATCGACAACAACATAGCGTTCAGAACCTTTTGTCTTCATTTTATTGCCTTCTTGTCGAAAATAAGTTCGACTTTCGTCAAGAAATATCCTGAAACGTCCACCGATTAATTTTAACGAACCTAACTTAATTCCAAAAACCTCACTCTTCCGAAGTCCGAAATAAGTAAGTCTAATCATAGCATAATCGTATTGAGATAATTTCTTTTTTGCACAGTTATCCCATTCTCTAAACTCATCCAAAGAGATTTGTTTGTTTTTAGGTTTGATTTTACTTTTACCAATGTAGATTTTTAAAATAGGGCTTTTATCTAAATAACCATTTACTACAGCATCGTTGATCATACCTTCAAAAACCGAACTTATTTGTATTACAGTTGAACGAGCTAGTTTCTCCAATAGTTCGACTGTATAATTTTCATAATCGATACGTTTGATATCTTTTAATCTTGATTTTCCATACCTTTTAGCAAAGTGTGTATTGTATATATTTTCTTTGTTTGCTATCGTATCTGGCGCCCAACGCCCAGTTTTGATACGATTATCGCTGTATATCTGCCAGTAATCGTCCACAGTCATATTTTTGCGTGGGTCGTAGTCACCATTTGCGATTTTGTTTTCGATTTCAGCAAGTGCTTGTCTGGCTTCTGCAAGAGTTTTCAAACCACTAGCACTTGCTTCAGTTTGTTTACCATGTAACTTAAATTTTCGGCGAACGCAGTAGCGTTTGCCTTTTTTAGTTTCGTATGTAAAAATGCTTGGATATTTTGTTTTGTTGCGTTTCATGTTTTTCTCCTTGTTAAAAATTTAGCTTCTGGACAAGGCTTTTAACTTAGAGAAATTCTTGACATCATCTCCTTTTTTGATAAAATAAAAATACAGAGGACGACTATAACATTCCATTTGTTAAACCACTTTTTACTGTTGTCTTGCTGTATCGATAATCCCTGCACTCAAAGTTTGGCGATGGAGAGTGCAGGTTTTTTTGTTTTATTTAAGACCAGTTCCGGTTTTGTCATCAACTACATAAGTTCCGTTTTTTTGAACAAAGTGAATTGAAACACTAGCATAGTATGATCCATCTTCTAAATTCCAATCGCAATCCATAGATGGAACTTCTGAATCACTATCAAAGTCATAATCTGTGTCAGTGCTAGTAGTAGTTGGCTCGCCAACAGTTGCTACAATTTCATCATAAGTAGTAGTGCCATCTACAACGCTATCAAAATAAGTGTCAGTCCACTTGAAGTTTGCGTCAGCTTCTGCTTCTTTACTAGCTTCTTCGGAAGAAGACTTGCTATAATCAGCATCAATGGACGAACTAGCTTCATCAATCGCTTTGCTAGCATTATCTAGAGCGCTACTATACATTGATTGAGTAGCAAGTACAATGATGATTGAAGAAATAGATAAACAAGTTCCGACAATAGCAAGCACTTTTTTGTTTTTGCGGTTAACAATTAATGCGATTACACCCAAAATCAGTGCGACAATAGCGATAAAAAATGAAACATTGTTTAAAATAGGCACCCAAGAACCAACTAGGGCAATGCCGCCAAAAACAATCGCTAAAATACCTAAGACTTTCTTTTCGTCTTTCATAATATGAATCCTCCTATCAGCTTTTAACGTGGTTCAGTTTTGCACGTAGTTTTATCTATTGTTTTTCGTAAAATGTAAAATGAACGATAAAATTAGGTTCATCTTCAAAAAAATCTATGTCAGCAGTCAATTTACAAATATATTTTTCACTATGCAACATACTACGAAGTTTTCTAAGACCTCTTCTTGGGACATAACCAACAAAAATATCGTAAATATATATTTTAATAGCATATTTATCATACTTGTTTTCTGGTTCGAGTTCAAATCTGACTTTGTCAGTATGCATGTCTGTAGTATTGCTTGAAACTAAATCGTATGCTTTTTCTGCGTTCTTTTTTCTGTATTTAGTTCCCGCAACAGAAGTAAAAGTTTTATATATCTCTTTCATAATTAACTCCTACCTTTAAATAACACTTTGCTGAATTTTTCTAAATTCATCTTGTATCATAGCTTCACCCCAAGTCGTGGAAATACCGTATTGTGTAGCAAAGCGAACCCAATTAAAATCGTAGATATCAGTAGATTTTAAATAATCAACTAGTAACTCGCGAATCATAAATCTATCAGCTTGATTCTCGTATTGTAAAAGTAGTCTCTTGTAATGTTTGGGGTCATGGTTGATATGCCCAAGCTCGTGTAAGATGACTTTTTCACGCTCTTGTTTAGACAATGATTCGTTAACACATATTCGTCTTAGGTCTGGGAAGTAGAACCCAGACCTTTCCCACATTTCAGCAGGAAAAACGAATAATGATACTTTATACTCTTTTAAAAGCTCATCAATCTTCATCTCCCATTACCTCAATTGAAAGTCTAATAATTTGTTCTATTTTCTTAACGTCATCATCAGATAATGGCTTTCCGTCAAACATCACGACTTTTTCACGCAAATTTGAAAGGTCGATTGATGGCTTTTTTGGTTCGGTTAGTTGTTCGGTAGTGTCATATCCCATTAACCAAGCTTCTGAAACATCTAATGTTTTAGCTAAGAGAACCAGTTTATCTTGGTCTGGAATAGATTTTCCGCTAACATATTGAGAGAGTGCGCTTTTTCCAAGTTTTATTCCTAATTGTTTTTGGAATTTTTCTGATTTTTTAAGAATATCAACTTGTCTTAAGTTTCGCTCGCTCATTATTCGAGCTAATCTTTGAGCAGTATTTTCTTTCATAATATATCACCTTCCATGAGTATATTATATAGTATATTTTCAAAAAGTTCAAGATAAAAGTAAAAAAAGTTCAAAAAAATGAACAAAAAGACTTGACTTTATTTTTTGAGATGCTATAATAAAATCATAAAGTTCAAGGTGTTGAACAAAAAGAAAGGAGTATCTATGATTTATAAATATGATTATTCCAAATTAAATGGAAAAATTGTTGAAGTTTTTGGCACAAAGAAAAAGTTCGCACAAAGCATGAACTTGTCTGAAAAGTCAATTTCTGCCAAAACTAATAACAAACGTGGTTGGCAACAGCCAGAAATTTCAAAAGCTTGCGAATTGTTACAAATTCCAAGTGATGAAATTAATTCATATTTTTTTAAATATAAAGTTCAAGATATTGAACAAATTTAGAAAGGGGCAAACATGAAACCAAAACGATATCCGTATAGTGGAAATAAAAAAGAGTCTACTTTCAAAACAATAAACTTGATGATAGACGACGACAGTTCTGTAGAATCTATCAGAAATAACAGATTGGCGCAAATTTATGGTTTAGAAAGGACATTATGAACGAAATTGCATTATCGGACAATCTTGCACAGATTGAATATGAAATTAGAGAGCATAAAGCTAAAATCGGTCAATCAATTTGGGAAATTGGCAGACGTCTGAAGCATGTTAAAGAGAATGATTTGGCTCACGGTCAGTTTTTGGATTGGGTTGAAAGAATCGGCATAGCTAGAAACGAAGCTCAAAAATATATAAAGATTGTCAATGAACTCAGTCCAAATTATGAAACGTTTAATAATTTGGGATTATCAGCTCTCTACCTTATCGCCACTCTTCCAGACGAAGAAAAGCAAACACAGCTTGACCGTATCGAAAACGGCGATAATCCAACGGTTCGAGAACTCCAAGAGATTAAACGTCAGCTTAAATTATCACAAGCAGACAATGAACGTTTGAAAGTTCAGAATGAAAATTTGGCAGAGCAGGCGCTCTCTAAAACAGAAAAAGTCGTTGAAAAAGAGGTTGTTAGAGAAGTCGTGCCAGACGATTATCAATTTTTCAAATCTAACTATGAAGCTTCTGAACGCAATAACGAATTTTACAAACAACAAAATTCAGAGCTTCGAGAAGAAATGAAAGAGCTTGAACGTATTATCAAAGAGCAACAGCAGAACAAGGCTTCTAGAGAAGAATTATCTGAATTAGAAGAACGCAAACAAGCTATTTCTTCTGAATTAGATTCTCTTGAAAAGATTATTAAGTTCAATGAAGCTGTTGAAAGTTTCTTGACAGAACACGCTTCTTTGCAATATTCATCAGATTTTTCAAATCTTTATAACAACAGAGATTTAACATTGTCTCTACTAGATACTATCAATCGTCTAGAGAAATGGATTGATGACATTAAATCAGAATTACCAAAATCAGAAATTATCGAAGGAGAATAACTATGCGTACTTACAGTCATTTTGCACAAGGAAATATTTTTAACGACGGGCGACAAGCGAACGTTGTCTATGCCACAAAAAACTATCAAATGTTTAACTTTAGTAAATTTAACCGAAACGTCTTCTTGTCACCAGAATTTTTGAAACAAGCAGAAATCGGCTTTGTTTCGCCAATTATCGTAAACGAAAATATGACTGTTATTGACGGTCAGCACCGCTTGAAAGCTAGTGAACAGCTTGGTTTACCGATTGAATATATTATCAAAGAAGGTCTGAATGAAGACGACATTGTTCGCATGAATACGGTTCAACGTCCGTGGAAGATGATTAATTACATTGAAGCTTTCGCTAATCAAGGTAAAGAAGAATATATTAAGTTGCTAAACTTGCTAAACGGAAAGAATGTTTATAAAAATGTGACTGTTGTCGTCCAAGTCGCTGCTAATAGCGCTACGGTTCGAGGGGTAAAACAAGAAATTGAAAAAGGCGAGTTTGAGTTTAGAAACTATCAAAAAACAGTCGAGTTCTTAGAATACTTAAAACTTTTCAAAGAAAAAACTCGCGTTCCATATCGAACGAATCTTGCTCGAGCATTGTATACGTTGCTTACATACAAAAAAATCAACATGGATAAGTTGATTACTAAAGTTATTCGAACTGGTCTTAACGAAGAATTGATGGTTAAAACATTGAATTTGTCAGAGGCTATTAAAGAATTGTTGCTGGCTTATAACTACAGATTGTCAACCGATTCTGAAAACTATATTGATTTTGCTATTAGTGCAAGAGGAAGCGTCATTGTTAATAGCGAAAAACACGACTGGGCTCTTGACGAATACGAAAAAGAGTAAACAAAAAAAAGGAGTACATGCGTACATACTCCTCAGTCATTTTGCTAACACTATTATAACACATTTCCAGCTAGGTTGCTACGGTTCTAGCAGACAACCTCCGAAATATAAATAATTGACATGATGAAACGAACTCCATTAAGTCTGCTAGGACTATACCAGTCTAGCTGGAAGACAAAAAAAAGCCACTGAGAAATCAGTGACTTACACAAAAAAACTTACTTACATTATACCAGAAAGGAGCACTTATGGATAGTGTAATGCAACAATTTTCTGATTGGTTAAAAAGCACAATCAAGGAAACATTAAACAAGCTTTTGGAAATCGAACAGGATGATGGGTTTCCGGAATTGATGGATATGAAAACAACTTATAAATTTTTAGGTATTTCATATGACACATTCCAGATTTACCGTAATTATGATGGTTTCCCAAAAGAATTGCCAGCTAAACGCTGGTCTAAGCGAGCTATTAAGAAATGGCTTGAAAATCAAATTTAAAGCTTCTGGACAAGGCTTAAAAGAGAAAGGATTTAACATGACATATTTAATTATCACAGTAGCGGTTTTAGCGTTTGCTGAAATCATCACATTGACATTGTTAGGACGTAAGCAAGAACAAGTGCTTTACTATCAAAGTGAAGATTACAAAAAGAGTGTATTTACAGAACAAGCTTATCACAATAGCCGAAAATGGAGTGAAGCAAATGAAAAACAAGCAGCAAATCGATATTTTGGATAGAGTTGCTAAAGCAATTAGAAATACTAGTTTTCAATTTAAAGAGGGCATGAGCGCCAGAGATATTCGAATGTGGAAATCTGGACTTGGGACAGCTCTCTTGATAATCGAGACAGCAAAGAATCTTATCGAGGAGGAAGAAAATTAATGCAATACATCTTTCAAAAACACAACATCAAGTTATACAGCTGTTAGTAACGAGTTTATACAAGATAAAGAATTGTCACTAAAATCGAAAGGCTTACTGCTTACCATTCTAAGTAACAGAGAGGATTGGAGAGTATTCCCGACAGAACTCGCTAAACGTTCAAAAGATAGTGAAGATAGTATTTACAGAGAAATCAAGAAGCTTGAAAAATCTGGCTATATACGAACCTACAAAAAATCTCTTGGGCGTGGTAAAGGAGTTACAGCTTTTAGATTTTGCGCTGATAGAAAAATTAGCGATGAAATGTTTGAGCAACTTAAAAAACAACTTGATAAAGAGTTAGTTAATTGATTTACATTTCCGCATTTTACAAATCTGTATTTTACAAATCTGTATTTTACAAATCTGTATTTTGCGAACTAATAAATACTAACTAATAATAATTACTAATATTAAATAAATACTAATTATAAATAAACATCAGCATCAGTAGAGGTGGAAAATTGAGTAAAAAAGAACTTTTTGAAATCTTTCAACAATGTTTTGGAAGATTGCTAACACCATTTGAAATCGAGGATATCAATAAATGGATTGATGAAGATGATATGCCAGTAGAAGTTGTAAATGCTGCTTTGAAAGAAGCAGTAACAAACAATAAAATCAGCTGGAAATATGTTAACAAGATTTTGATTGATTGGCACAAAGCAGGAGACAACACTCTTGAAAAAGTTGAAAAAAGATTGTCTGACTTTGAAGCTAGAAAGAAAAATCAACAACAGTATTTTGGCAATTATCGTAAACCTAGAGAACGATTTTCAGAAGCTGAAAGAATGGCTTTGAAAGAACCAGACCCAGATTTTGGATTTTAGAGGCAGTCTATGGAATTGATGTCTTTTGATTACATGATAGCTAATAAGATTCTGTTGGATACTGGAGATGTCTGTACGATTCACAATAAGCCGTATTATCGACGTATGACACGAGAAGGTGAATACAATAGCGTTGCTATGTGTCTTGATTGTCAGAAAGACGAATTAGAACGATTGAAACAGTCTAGTGCTGAACAGCAAACGGTTAACGGAATGCTTGCTAAAACCTGGAGTATGTTTGAATCTGTGAGCGTTATTCCAAATGATTTAAAAAATGCGACAATGAAGAATTTTAAAGAACATAATTTCGAAGACCAAAAAGCGCACGCATTTGCTCAAAGAGCGGTTCGGTATTATGGAAAAGGCGGAGAAGGGAATACATTTTTACAAGGTCGTCCAGGTGTAGGAAAGAGCCATTTATCAATTGCAATAGCAAAACAGCTGAACGACACATTTAAAATCTACAATGAACCAAAAAGTGTTATCTTCATGCCGGTCGCAAGATTGATCCAACGTGTGCAAGCTAGTTTTAATGGTGGCGGACGATTTACAGAGGAATTCGCTACAAAACTGTTAACAAACTGTGATTATCTTATTTTAGATGATTTAGGGAAAGAAAGCACGACAGAAAACAATATGAAACAAGCTAACGATTGGACTTATCGTTTTCTGTTTAACATTTTAGACAGCCGCAGCAAAACTATAGTAAATACCAATTTTACTAGAAAAGAATTAATTCAGATTTATGACAATGCATTTGTTGACCGATTAACAAAAGGTATGCGAGGAGACAAAGACCGTATTTTTAAATTTTCGGAAGGAGCTGAAAGCAAACGATGAACGAACTAGAAATTCAAATTTTAAACTACATCAAAAACCACGGCAGTTTTGAGAAGCCTGTACCACTAAAGTGGCTGAAATCAGAATTTAACATTAGCGAGCGCAGCGTTAAAGAAATCGTTGAACGTCTAAGATGTGAATTTAAACAGCCGATTATCGCAAGTCGTAGAACGAGGCACGGTGGTTATTATTTGCCGAGGAACGATATGGAACGCAACGTAGGCTTGCTGCCATATAAAGAACAGATTTTAACATCGCAGAAAACTGTGACGGCTATCACATCAGTCAACCTCGCGGAATATTGGGAAGGCTGGCACGTATGAACGAGCTACTTATCCAGCAATTTGAACAGAATTATTACAATTACTCAAAGGAAATTAGAGACATGCTTTTAAAGCTCGATACAGACTCTCTGATAGCGAAGCTGGCAAGGGATAGTAAAATGTATCAGCTAAGAAAAATAGTCTTTTAGAAAGGAAAATATGGACGTACAAGAGCTTTTAAACCGCAATAATTTTCTCGAAGATGAAGTACATCGCTGCTATGCTGAAATCGAAGACTACGAGGTTAAAGTTAAAGAATTTGAAACCAAAATCGCAGGGCTAGAAAAGCTATTGAACAGGCAACGTGCTGAGATAGCGGATTACGAAGGTTTCTTTAATGAGATTGAGAAACGATTGGAGAAGAAACGTGGTTGAAATTAGACTTGATGATGAACTGCTTCTCTATCAAGATGATTTAAGAGAAGCATTGCTTGAAACGATTGACGAACTCGTTAACGATGAAAGCATGACATTAGCTAAAACATATAAAACATACAGACACTATTCTGACGAAGACCTCATCGAAGAAATACAAGGGTTAACAGATAAGCGTTTAACCATTATCTTTAATTTTTCGCTTGATTATCGAGTAGATGTCAAACAGCACATTTTAGATTGAGGTCAATATGATAATTTTAGAAGATGATTTTGAGCAGTCATATTACGACAGAACAAGCGACTATCTAAATCTTGCTACAGAGTGCGGTGAGATTATCAACGATTATCAAGACAAGATAGTGGCTCTGCAGCAAGAAAACAAACGCTTGAAGCGTGAAATCTGGAATTTAAAGAAAACGAAAGGAAAACGAAAATAAAATGATAGTGAAAAATCAAAATAAAGATAAATCGTTTCTTCGTTTTGAAGCTTCGGCAAAACAAAAAGAATATCTTGAACTTTTAGCCAAAATTAGAGATGTTTCAAGACAAGAACTACTTACACAAGTTGTTGAACACTTTATTGATAACAACCTTCAACTTATCCAAAATTATAAAAATGAGCTTGAAGAACTAAACAATAGAACTAGTGAAGAAATAAAAATGCAAGGAGAATAAAATAATGGCAAATCAAGTATCTACTTACACACATAAACAATTTTTTAACGCACCAAATGTTCAAAAAACATTCGACGATGTCTGGAAAGGCGCAGGAGCACAGTTCGCAACTAGTGTGCTGTCAGTTATTCAAGGAAACAACAGTTTAAAGCGAGCTACAAACGAATCTATTTTAGCAGCAGCTATGAAAGCAGCAGTATTAAATTTGCCAATTGAGCCAAGTTTGGGAAGCGCCTATATCGTTCCATACAAAGGTCAAGCGCAGTTTCAACTTGGATACAAAGGTTTAATCGAATTAGCTCAACGTAGCGGGCAATACAAGAGTATTAACGCAGGTGTTGTATACAAAGCGCAATTCAAGTCATATGACCCATTGTTTGAAACATTAGAAGTTGATTTCAGTCAACCGCAAGATGAAGTTGTAGGATATTTTGCATGCTTTGAGTTGCTAAATGGTTTTAGAAAGATGACTTATTGGACTAAAACAGAAGCTTATAATCATGGTAAACGATTTTCAAAAAGCTTTAACAATGGACCTTGGCAAACAGATTTTGATGCAATGGCTAAAAAAACATTGCTGAAAAACATCATCAGTACTTACGGTCCAAAATCAGTCGAAATGCGAAAAGCAATTTCAGATGATAATGAAACCGAAAACGAGAAAGCAGCACCAATTGACGTAACATCACAAGAAGAAAGCTTGTCAGATTTGATTGGTGAAGCGCCACAAGAAAAAGTACCAACTGCCGACCCAGAAACGGGCGAAATTCAAGAAGAGCAAACAGCTTTATTCGACCAAATCGGAGATTTGACAAATGACTAAAGACTTGCTTGGTAAAGATTATTATAGCCTTAAATCAGCAAAAGCTTACTGGTCTGTCTCACAAGTTAAACGTTTCAAAGAATGCGAAGCTAGAGCACTAGCGGAGCTTAATGACGAATGGAAAGACAAGCGAGACAAGACGGCTTTGCTAGTTGGGAATTATGTTCACAGCGCTTTTGAAAGTAAAGAAGCTCACGAAGCGTTCATCGAGAAAAATAAAGAATCAATCTTTAAGGAGAATGGCAGCTTGTACGCACCGTTTGAAACAGCAGAGAGCATGATTAACGCACTTGCAACAGATAAGAATTTCACGGCGCTGTATCAAGGTGAAAAAGAAGCTGCAGTTACTGGTGAAATCGCAGGCGTTGAATTTAAAGGAAAGATTGATTGTTTGAATGTTGAGCATAGCTACTTTGTCGATATTAAAACCACAAAAGGTCCGATTGACGACGAGGTTTGGGTTAAAGATAAGGACGGCAATAATTACAAAGCACGCTGGTTTGAAGCGTATGGCTATATTTTGCAAATGGCAGTTTACAAAACTATGCTTGAAGCAAAATACAATAAACCGTTCGAACCAATCATATATGCCGTTACTAAGGAAAATCCAAGTGACACACGAGCTATTCGGATTCAAAACGTCGATGCAATCCAAGACGAATTAAACGAGCTAGCTAAGATTATCAAACATTTGGACGATGTTAAGCATGGTAGAGCAAAAGCAAAGTCTTGCGGACGTTGTGACTACTGCAGAGAGAAGAAACTTACAAAACGAGTTGAAATCTATTAAACGTGTCGCGAACCACGAAAAAAGCGAGCTAGAAAGTACGTGTCGGTTAACAGGACGACATGTAAAGAATTTCAGCGGGCACAAGCCTTACTCACTCGCAATTTAAATGTGTCCGCTTTTTGATTTTTAGGAGTTTAAAAATGAAAGAAGAACTTATCAAACTGACGCAAGAGGATTTTGAGGGATACGCTAAACATAAAATCTCAGAGCACCTTGAAATTAAATCGTATGAAGTTTATATGGTTTGGTTTAATTACACACTTGGCAATATGAAAGGATTGTTTAGTTTTGACAGTAAGAAAGCTTATCCGATGAGCAATCCAAATTCGAAACTCCCGGATTATGTTGAAGTGACTTATAACAGCAAAACACACGAATTTTACTTTGATTGGTACACCAAGGAGCGTCAAGAAGTTTCTAAAATTGCTTGGGAATTAAGAAAGTAGGAAGATAGATGTTTTTAATTCCAATTGAACCAAAACCGCAATCAAGACCACGAGCCACAATCAGAGGACGACATGCTACAGTGTATGAAGACCCTAAAATGATGAAGTGGCGAAAGCAGGTCACGGATTACATTAAAGAAAATTATGATGGGCGTTATTTTGACGGTGCTGTTTGTGTAAAAGTAACGTTTTACATGAGAGCACCACAGAACGTCTCTAAAAAGCCGTCAGAGCGTGCAAAAGATAAAGCTAAGCAATTATATTCAAAATACATTTCAGGGCGTTTAGAACACGTTAAAAAGCCAGATTTGGATAACTTAATCAAGTCATTGTTTGACAGCATTTCAAAATCTGAAATCGTTTGGTCTGATGATAATATCGTTTGTGATTTGCAAGCTAGAAAATTTTATAGTCCAAATCCACGTATCGAAATAGAAATCGAGGAAATCGAATGAGCAGAGCAGGAAATCGCAATAGAGCTAAATTTACAGTGACGTTTGTTGAAACGAAAACTGGCACACCACTTGACGTTTGTCGAAATTTTAGAAATTGGACGATTAAAAATGGTCTAAAAAGCTATGTTGAAATTGCTGAAATGCTAGACATTACACCAAACGAAGTCAAGAAATATCTTGATTTGGCTAAAATGCCAGAGTATGACAGCACAGTTTTAAAACGAATGAAAGAGGTAATGTATGACAAATATTGCTAAGGGTATTTATAGATTTACCGATTTAAAAACAGGTGGAGTATTCGAGGGTACACGAGATGAATACGCTAAATACTTGAAAATCAAAGAAAGAACGCTAAATTCTCGTATTCAGCGAGGTTGTGTCACCAGGGAAAAAATCGGTGAAATTAAAATCAAACAGAAGAAAAGAATTCAGCGCTACACTAATTTTGAAACTAAGCAAGTGTTTGAGGGTTCACGTAAAGAAGCGTGTGAATTCTTTGGAATCAAAGATTGGAAGCTAGCGAGAATGTTAAAAGACGGTTCGATAGTTAGTGCGTTTATAGTTGATAATGAAATTTGCGAAGACATATTCGAAATGCCAGCGCCAAAATCTAAAGAAGAAAAAATTAGACGTGAGTTATATCGCAGAGAATGCCTTTTAAAGGCTCTATGCGTAAGCTAGATAAATTATATTCGAAGCAAATTAAAACGTCATAGAGATGACGAGAGAGGGGTTAAAATCGATGCTAGGAATTAAGTTAGTAGATGTTGATACGTCACAAGCGCAAGAAGAACAAACGGGAACATGTGAATTATGTTTTGGCTCAATGTGGTGTGATAATCCAGTTTTAACTTTTGAAAATCCATATGGAGATTGTGTGAAAATTGATGGTTACTTTTGGAGTTGGGGTGATTATTTTGAACTCGAGATTGACAACTATTTAAATTTCTCTGATTGGCTTTCGAAACACGATGTCGATTGGAATATGTTAACAGACGATGGTTATGAGTATTTAGCGGATTTAGTTTATTGGTATAGAGAGGAAAATGAAAATGATTAGTGTTTATTTAGTAATTTTAGCTTGGCTGACATTTCCAATGTTTGTTTTTTACGACAAGAAGAAACGAGTAAGATTCTTGATGTGTGGTCTGCTTTACTATCTTATTGATACAATTAAAGCTTATTTTAAGCAGAGAGAGGACAACGAATGACGATTGAAAAGAAGATGTGTGAGCCGATTAATATTATTGAAATTACTAGTCTATGTGAGAAAGTCAAAGAGTACATAGAACTAAAGAGCTTCATTGACGCTTGTTATTACGACAGTGAAATTGCATTAATTGTCGAGGATATTCAAGGGAATGATATCGATATTTGTGTTAGGTATACACAAGCTGAAGGTATCGTCAAGGTTCTTGAAGAGAGAATGGAAATTATTGAAAACAGCTTAAATATCATGGGTTACACAATGCAAGATGTGCCTAAAGAGTTTAAGTATCATGTGAATATTTTGAAAGGTGAAGATGATGACAGGTAAGCTATTAATAGTTCTTATTTGTTGTATATTCTTTCTACTACTTAGTCTTTATTATGATAAGGACATGAGACGAACCAAACACAAGCATGAATACGAAAAAGTGCTTTATTATATAGAAGATAGCCGTGGGGATATAGAGCTGTATAAAGGGTTATATTGTTCGTGTGGGAAATGGAAAAATTCACGTTATATTACCACTAAATATACTCATTTTAGAGACGCGCTTTCAAAAGTTAAGAGAGGAGTAGAAAGTTTGGGCTATTTTCCTAAGGAAATAGTAGAGAGTAAGTGCGATATAGATGATTAGAGATAAAGAATTAGTAGATATTGGAAAGGATAATAAATAATATGAATAAACAAGAAGTGATCGATGAGATTGAGAATTTAGAAGGACTTAATATTTTAGATAAGACTATTAACTTTGATAGCAAAATGATACCAAAAAAAGAGGTTTTGAATATTGTCAATCAAATTGACGGACCAGAGAAGACTGTAGTGCCACAATACGTAGCAGATTTTTATGAGTCAATTAAAGACGACTTTGAAGATGGAGTGTATGAACTTTGCGCGGAATTTTATGAAGAAGAAAGCGAACTAAGCACTGAATTGTATTGGTGGTTTAAACTCGATGTGAATAAACCAATCGAAACACTTGTTAAGATGAAGCTGTACGGCTATGAAGTTGAGAAAGAACAGATGTATACAGTTGAAATACCTAATCCGAATAGAGTTACTGAGCCTATAATTTATTTATCAAGAGGCGAAGAAGGAAAAATCTTTTTGAACAGCTGGTTTGTATATGAAAGTAAAAATTGGAAAAATCAACCGTATGCACAACTAACTGAATCAGAAATCAAGGAAGATTTTGGCTGGGCTTGGAAGTATGCGGAAGAGGTGGAAGAATGAGACACTATCAAGTAGTTGGCTTTGAGGATGATGGGCCTGTATTTTGGTTCACCGTCATGGCGAACAATTTCGGTGAAGCACTCACGGCAATAGGAAAGGACTATTACATGACTGATATGAATTTTTACAAATTGGAAACTACAGAGGTTGAAAAATGAAACCAAAATTTAGAGCGTGGACAGAAGAAGGCAAAGTGATGTATTACGATGTCTATCCTTTCAAAGACGATACTTTATTGCTAAGTTATGACGAAATTGCTTTTGATGAAGTGCCAGCAAGCGATTTCATCCTCATGCAATCCACAGGGTTTAAAGACAAAAATGGCAATGAAATTTTTGAGGGAGACATCGTGAAGTTCACGTTAACAGATGGATTTAGCTATGTTGTTGATGAAGATGGTGTGGTCAAATATAAATTAGGTGCTTTCTACGTCGTTAATTGCTTAACTGAATATCTAATCAGCAATATTAATACTAATGAAATTGAAGTCATTGGGAATGAGTTTGAGAATTAGGGGGTAAATAAAATGCAAGATCCAAATCAAGAGTTGTACGGAACTTATAGTGATTATCATCCAGAAGAAATTATAAAACAAACAGAAATTAAAGAGTTGGAATTAGAAATTGAAGAGTTGAGAACAGAGGTAACCAAGTTGAAGGAATGCCTTGTGGCGTTAAAGCGCGCCGTGATTGGTTGGTAATTGAGGTGGCAATTGAATGAAAGAAACACATGTTGAATTATTAGAAGCACAACTTGAAATTGGTAAAGCAGTTATTGAAAGCATGCTAGAACTTATTCCTAAGAAAGGCACGGAGATGGCAACTATCCCTGTGACTATTGAGGGTTATGAATTTGAAGTTGATGTGATAATGAAATGAGTAAAGAAGAAATAATCTCAGGCATGGAACTAATTATGCACATTGCTTCATTTTACTGTCACCCAAGCGTGCCAGATGTTGATGACTGGGGTGCTGTGCATTCAATAGCAGAATCAATTTATGAGGGATTGAAAAATGATTGAGTTAAGGGATGTTATTGATTTAATTTGGACAGAAGATACACCAATTTATATCTTCACAGCAGAAAAAGAAAAGTTTGATTATGGTGAAAGTTATATTCCACCAGAAGTACTAGAAAGCACTGTTGCAGAAATTAGCATTTATAATGATGGTATGGTGGAAATTGTGTTAGGAGAATAAATATGAATAGAAACAGAGTAGAAATGTTTATGGGAATAACTATGTCTAATGTAAAACAGGACATAAATGAATTTGCAGAGTTTCATGAAATTATTAGTGTTTCAGTTGTTTCAGATACAACTCAAAAGGGTGTTTATGGTTACAAGGCACTGGTACTTTATAAAGCTTAATGACCCACAATTTAGTGAGGTTTATCGGGTTACTTGCTGGCAAAACATAGCGAAATTAAAAAATAGAAAAGAGGTACTTAATACTATTTTTCTTTAAAATCTAACGGGCTTATCGCTAGGCTTCATTAGACAAAAAGAAAAAGCTCGCTTGCGCAAGCTCTCCTTTAATATGAATTCTTCATTAATATTATATCATATTCAAGGAGTAGTAAGATGAAAACATATGAGCGATTGCGAAAAATCAAAGCGCTTGACAGATATATTGAAAGTCAAATGAACCAATTAGAAAAGCTGAAATCTCAAGCTCTAAAAATTAATGCTAGTCCTTTACAAATTGATAAAGTTCAAAACGGAAGTCGCAAGAAGAAAGATGACTTATATGTTGAATTAATGGCAATGCAAGAAGATGTTGAAGAATACACTGCTAAAGCTTTAAGGGAGAAGCGAGAATTTAGAAAACAGATTGCAGAGGTTGAAGATAGCAATGCTAGAACTCTCTTACAAATGGTTTATATTGAGCAGTTGCCTATCAATGAAATATGTGAGCGATTTGACGGAATAAGTGAACCAACTTACTATGTTTGGTTGCGCAAAGCGGAAAAGCTTTTAGAGGATTGATTATATCAGTCCTCTTTTTTATGTAACGGTACCAATAACTATTTGTGATGGAGTGTTTTGAAAACACGTCATGGGTGTGGATGGTAAGGTGGTATTGGATTTTATAGTAAATTATAGTAATTAACAGTACTAAGTAATGATATGCAGTAATCAATAACGCATTATAAGCGTGAGGTGCTATTATAGTATTATCGAATAATAAGGATAAGGCAGTAGCAATAGCTATTGTCTTTTATTTATGCAAAGAAAGGGGTGATAAGGTTGCCAATGGTGCGAAGGTGTAAATATGCAGGTTGTCATACATTAGTAGAAAGACCAACATATTATTGTGATAAGCATAAGCAATATGAGGCTGAGTATGCCAAGCAACGTGAGGCCTACAGTCGTACATATTACAACAAACGTGTTCGCAATAAAGATGAAGACAATCGAGAACGTTATCGATTCTATCGGTCAAAGACTTGGTCTTCGCTTCGCAAGCAAGCTTTGGAACGTGATCATTATCTTTGTCAGTATTGTTTGGCTAATGACATTAAACGACCTAATTCGAACATTGGCGACCACATCACGCCAGCTGAAATAGCTCCAGAATTACGTACGGATTTATCAAACATCGCAACAGCTTGCAGAGATTGCGATAATGTCAAACGTAAGCTAGAGCAGGAAATTTATGGGACTGGGCAAGGAAACACGCATAGAAACACGAATTTAAGACTTTCAGTGAGTCAATGGGCTGGATTGATAGCCCGCAAAAAGAAAGACGTTCGAGAAGGGGTTTAAAATGCCCTGTATCAAGTTTTAATACTCGGGAATATAATTATATTCGAGATGTTTTAAAATGACCCCCGCCCCCTATTTTGGGACGAGGAGAGCCACCACAAGGTGTTCTCTTGTATCGCAGACCAATTTTTCAGATTTTTAAGGGGTGTCATGATTCAAATCGAGAGGAGAAACAATGAGTGGTTAAGAATCCATACTATCAGCAAAATAACAAGCGTTTACCCAGTGACCCCCCAAACTACTTAGGAACAGTAGCGAGGGAGATTTGGCGCAAAATCGTTCCGTTTTTAGAAAGTACACAAAAAGTAGAACGCATTGATACGTTCTTGGTTGAAACCTACTGTACGAATTATGAAATTTACAAAATAGCGTACGAGGATATTAAACAAAATGGGATTCAACAGGAAATGAAGAAGCCAATTCAAGCTCAAGGGTCTGGTGAGATTCTCGGTGAGCAGTCGCTTGGTTTTAAAAAGAATCCAGCAGTCGCCACAATGAAGGATGCTGTAGATACCTTGAATAGAATTGGTGTTCAACTTGGTTTAACTCCTAAAGGGCGTCAAGAGCTTATGGAAATCGCAGGCGAGAAGTCGGACGAGGATTCTATAAAAGACAAGATGAAAGATTTTTTCAAATAGAAAGAGGTGAGGAAACATAGTCAAAATTGATTTAACAAAAACAAAAGATGTCATCGGTACTTATCAAAGTATCGATTTTTCTTTTGTCCGCAAAAAATACACAGATGCTGGCACACAATATTGTTTAAACGTGCTGGATGGCAAAATAGAAGCTGGTTACAATATCAAATTGGCATGCTTCCGTCACCTTAGAGATTTACAAAGGCAAGGGCAAGATGATTTTCCTTATGTCTATTCTATTGACGCTTTTAACCGCTTTTTGAAGTTCTTATCGTTAGTACCAAACGTTGATGATTTGAGCAAGAAGTTAGAACCAATGGATTGGCAGTTATTCATCTTTAGTCAAATATTTGCTTGGTTTGATTTGGACGGCTTACCACGATTTGTCAACATCATTCTTTCAATGGCTCGTGCGCAAGGTAAAACAATGATAGCAGGCATTAGTCTTAACTATTCGTTTCTAATCGAAACGATTGGACTTAGCAACCAAGATTTCCTTGTTAGTTCTTTAAACTTCGAGCAAACAATGAAGCTCTATACGTACGTTAAGTCTATGATGTCACGAATTATCGAGAATGAGCCTTTTAAGTCGTTAGCCAAAGAAACTGGCTTGCAACTGTACACACGAGAAATTAAAGCGACAGTTGATAGCAACAGTATTCAGACCATTTCTTTTGAATCTGGCAAGTTTGATAGTAAGCACTTTAAATTAGCTGTTGCTGATGAAGTTGGCGAGCTTAAAAGTGATGAGGGAATATCTAAAATCACTTCTGGGCAAGTCAATACAGAGGGATCGCGTTTCATTGAGATTTCAACGTCTTATCAGACACCAGATGTGCCATTTCATCAAGAGCAAAAGAAATTGATTGAAATCATGGAACGTGATTTTGATAGGTCTGGAGACGACCAGCTTTGTTTAATTTGGTCGCAAGATAGTCTGGAAGAAACATTTGAACCAGAAACGTGGGCTAAAAGCAATCCACTTTTGAATCACCCAGAATTAAAAGATAGCCTTATGAAAGGCTTACTTTCTGAACGTGACAAGAAAATGCTTATGGGCAAGCTTGCCGATTTTCAAGTAAAAAACATGAATTGCTGGCTACTTGCTGACAGTAACAGCTTTCTTGATTTGAAAGATATAGAAAATGCGGTTATCCCTGAATTTGATATACGTGGTAAACGTGTCTATGTTGGTCTTGACGCTTCAATGTTTAGCGATAATACGGCGATTGGTTTTGTTTACCCGTATTTGGGCGAAGATGGCAGTCAAAAGTGGCACGTAGAACAGCACAGCTTCATCCCTTGGCAACAAGCAGGCTCGCTTGAAGCTAAAATGGAGCAGGACGGCGTCAATTATCGTGATTTAGAACAGAAAGGCTACTGTACCATCACAAGTCATCCACAAGGACTTATCAATCCAGAGGAAGTTTATCGCTGGCTTTTAGATTATGTTGAAGACAACGCACTTGACGTTGTCTTTTTTGGTTACGACGCAATGGGTGTGTCTAAGATTATCAAAGCGTTAGAAGCTAACACAAGCTTTCCTTTAATGCCAATTAGGCAACGTACAAGCGAATTGAAAGACCCAACCAAGTTTTTGCAAACGCTGTTCATCGAAGGCAATATTACACGCATTGATGATGAAATTATGCGAAAAGCTTTATTGAATGCAGTTATCAAAGAGGATAACATAGGCATTCAAGTGGATAAGATGAAATCTACTTACAAAATCGACGTGGTGGATGCAATTATCGATGGTATGTATGACGCTATGTATGCCTTTGAAGATTACGCAATCACAAACAACCCTACATGGAAAGTAGAGCATATGTCACAAGAGGCTGTTTTGAATTGGTTAAAAAACCCTGAAAGTGGCATGTTAGATGATTATTAGAGGTAAAAAAACAATGATTTTAAAGTTTTTTAAAGCGATTTGGGATGCTTTTGACGTGATTATGTTCGTCCTAGCAGCAATTTCAGTTAATTTAACGACTTATTACCAACAGCATGTTGCTTTTGGTATTAGTATGACAATCACATTCTTTTTAGCTGGTTTAATCAGCGAATTAATTTCTGGGAAAGGAGAAAAATGATGGTATCAGCAATTTTAAATGCAGCACTAGTAATGATGGGCGTATTTGTGTTCTTAGCGTTTTTTGTTCTCAGTTTTTTCGTATTATTGCCTATTTTGTATTGCGTAATCGCAGAACTTTATAAGTGGATTAAGTCAAAATTTGATTAAGCAGCGAGCTTTCGAAAGGAGGTGAGAATATTTGCCGATTTTTAATTTTATGAATCAGTCAACTGAGAGTCCACCTGCTACACAATTCTTTAGCGATGATGATTACAACTATTTAACAGCTAATTTGACAGGCAACGAATGGGTGTCAGCCAAATCAGCGTTAAAGAACTCTGATTTATTTTCTATTATTAACCAGCTTTCAAATGATTTAGCAACGGTTAAATTGACGGCTAACAAACGTATGCAGGGAATTATTGATAATCCAACGAATAATTCAAATTGCTTTGGTTTTTATCAGTCAATCTTTGCTCAAATGCTTTTGGGTGGCGAAGCGTTCGCTTATCGCTGGCGAAACGTTAACGGGAAAGACGTCAAATGGGAATTCTTGAGGCCTTCGCAAGTCAGTATGAATCCTATCGATTATGAGAACGGACTTTATTACAATATCACATTTGATGACCCCAAAATCGGGTCTAAAATGTATGTTCCGCAGAACGATGTTCTGCATTTCCGTCTGCTTTCTGTCGATGGTGGGAAGACAAGTGTCAGTCCACTTATGGCACTAACCAGAGAGCTGAACATCCAGAAAGCCAGCGATAATCTAACACTTAATTCACTCAAGAACGCATTGAATGCTAACGGGATTTTGAAAATTAAGGGTGGCGGCCTTTTGGACTTTAAGACCAAACAATCTCGCTCACGTCAAGCTATGAAACAGATGAATGGCGGTCCTTTGGTTTTGGATGACTTGGAAGACTTTCAACCGCTTGAAATCAAGTCGAATGTAGCTCAATTGCTTAGTCAAGCTGATTGGACAACAGGTCAATTTGCTAAGGTTTATGGCATTCCTGAAAATGTCGTCGGTGGAAAAGGCGACCAACAATCATCACTGGACATGTCAATGAACGTCTATGCTAAAGCGGTCGCAAGGTATTTAAGACCGTTTGTTAGCGAGCTAAGTAACAAGCTTGGGTGCGACATTGATTCGGACATTTTTCCAGCGGTTGATCCAACCGGTTCAAATTACATCAAGCGTATTAGCGAGTTAGTTAAAACTGGTGTAGTGGCTCAAAATCAAGGTCTGTACATGTTACAACAAGCAGAGATTTTACCTAAAGATTTGCCAATTGGCGAGAACCTGAACAGCAGTAAACAGCCATTGAAAGGGGGTGAGGAAGACGGGGAAGATTGATATTAAAGGCGACATCGTTAGTAATGAATATGGTACTTTTTATGATTTCTGGGGTATGGACAGCGTTTATCCTAAGAAAATTCAACAAGCGCTAGAAGCTGACACTGACGAAGAAATCACTTTGGACGTTGCTTCTAATGGTGGTAGTGTGTTTGCAGCGAGTGAAATCTATACAATGCTAAAAGCTAGCGGAAAACACATCGTTGTTAACATTCAAGGCTTAGCGGCATCTGCAGCCTCTGTCATTTCAATGGCAGGCGACACAGTCCGCATTAGTCCGACAGCTCAACTTATGATTCATAAAGCATCAAATGATGTTTGCGGAAATGCAGATAGTATGCGTAAAAACGCTGATGTTTTAGATAGCATTGATGCATCGATTGTTAATGCCTACATTTTAAAAACAGGCATGAAAGAATCCGATTTGATTCATTTGATGTCAAACGAAACGTGGATGAATGCTCAAACGGCTGTTGATAAAGGCTTTGCTGATGAAATTATGTTTGTGGACGAAAACAAGCCACTTATCACTAATTCGTTGCATGTGCTACCAAGCCGCGAAGCACTCAATAAGTTTTACAATATGCAGTTTAAAGAAAAAAATGTAGAAGCTAACAAAGCGCTCGAAGGTAAAATTGAAAAACAAATCGTCAGCGCCAAAACAATTACTCAAACACAACCAAGTCAGCCTACTAACTCTGTACGAGAACGTAAGCTGGCTATTTTATTGGACAAAAAGGAGAAAATTAATGGACATTAATACACTTAATAACCTATGGGTCGAAGCAGGTCACAACGTAGAAGATCTCAACGAACAAATTAACAACGCTTTGAACGACGATAATTTTTCAGCAGAAGCTTTTGCTGACTTGAAAGACAAACGAGATAACGCAAAAGTTCGTCGTGATGCTTTGAAAGAACAATTAGTTGAAGCACAAGCAATTGCTGCAATCGAAACACCAAAAGCACCGCTTAACGATGAAGAATTGGAAATCAAAGACCAATTTGTTAACGACTTCAAAAACTTGGTCTACGGAAATTACGCACAAATTAAAAACATGGTTTCATCTGATGAAACAGAAGGTGCTGGTCATGCTGGTTTGACTATTCCAGAAGATGTTCAAACTACTATTCACACTTTGGTTCGTCAATACGATTCATTGCAAGAATATGTTAACGTAGAGCGCGTTTCAACTTCTAAAGGTTCTCGCGTTTACGAAAAATGGTCTGACATTACAGCTCTTTCTGAAATCGATGAAGAAGGCGCGAAAATTGGCGATAACAATGACCCTCAATTGACAACTATTAAATACCTTATTAAACGTTATGCAGGTATTACAACTGTCACTAATTCACTTTTGAAAGACACAGCCGAGAACATCATCGCATGGTTATCTAACTGGATTGCTAAAAAAGTAGTTGTCACTCGTAATACTAAAATCATTGCGGCAATCGATAAATTACCAACTAAGCCAACATTGGCTAAATGGGATGACATCATTGATCTTGAAAGCAAAGTCGACCCAGCCATCAAGCCAACTTCAATTTTCTTGACTAACACATCTGGTTTCACAGCACTTAAAAAAGTTAAAAACGCTATGGGTGATTATTTGATGGAACGTGACGTTAAATCACCTACAGGATACTCAATCGATGGTTTCCCGGTTAAAGAAGTTGCTGACCGTTGGTTGCCAAACAAATCTACAGCGCGCCCACTCTACTTCGGTGATTTGAAACAAGCTGTCACTTTGTTTGATCGAGAAAATATGTCATTGCTTGCAACTAACATTGGTGCAGGCGCGTTTGAAACTGACACTACTAAAATCCGCGTTATTGACCGCTTTGATGTGGTTACAGTTGATGGTGAAGCGTTCGTTCCTGCATCATTTACAGCAATTGCAGACCAAACAGCAAACTTCCAAGCAGCCGCAGCTGCAGCATCAAAAGAATAATAAGGAGTTAAGCAATGAGCGTTACCAAGAATGATGTGATGTTAGCACTAAACTTAGACGAGAGTGACGACGTTGCGCTTATCCAAGCATACATCGCAACAGCTGAAACATATATCAAGAATGCTGTCGGTAACGCTGACGGCTTTTTTGAGCAAGAAAACGTCAAGCCGCTTTACGATACAGCAGTGTTAGCGCTAGCTAGTTCATACTATACGTATCGAGTGGGATTGGCAGACACTATGACATATCCAATCGATTTGACGCTAAACAGCGTTATCAGTCAATTACGTGGCTTGTACGCTGTTTATTGTGAGGGGTGATGTGAATGGGTAGAAAACAGTACAAGCCAACAGACTTTAGAAATAAAGCAGAATTTGGCGCTTATGAATCAGTACCTAATCAGTTTACTGGCGTTAGCGTGCCTAAGTTCGTACCAAAGTTCACATTGCATTACAAGCCTCATACACGTACGCTGAATCAGCAATATTTAGCGATTTCAGCAGGTGAAAGTGAATCGAGGATAATTGTCATAAGGCACAATTCAAAGGTGGTAGAGGGACAAGCAGTGCGTTTAAACGGTACTGTTTACAATATTTCAAAAGTTAGTCCTGACGAAAATTTTGGATTAAACAGATATGACTTTGTGACGTTAAAAAAATCGGAAAAGGTGGGAAAACAAAATGGTTGAGTTGGATAAAGCTTTAGAAGAATGGCTTAAAACAGTTCAAGAAATTGGAGATTTATCGCTTGCGGAACAATCGAGAATAACAGAGGCAGGGGCAGAGGTTTTCAAAGACGAGCTTGCTAAAGCCACAAAAGAAAAGCACTACTCGAACCATAAAGACCCCAAATATGGGCACATGGCAGATAGCTTGTCTGTCCAGAAGACTGGTGTAGACGGCAGAAAAAATGGTAAATCAACCGTTGGTTGGAAAAATCGTTTTCATGCTCAAAACGCCAGACGTTTGAATGACGGAACAAAGAAATATAAAGCAGACCACTTTGTAACAAAAGTGCAGAATGACAGCACTGTTCAAAAGAAAGTGCTGTTAGCCGAAAAAGCTGAATATGACAAAATCATTCGAAAGAAAGGAGCTAAGTGATGTTAGCGACATTAGAATTAAAGAACTTAATTGATGGCAAAGGATTTGGTGAAATAAGCGAAGTGTATGCAAACAACTTGCCAAAGGAAGTTCAAGAAAATACTGATAAGACAATTGTGCTGCTACGAGAATCTGATACCTTTCTTGGGATGTTTGGCAATGATAGCTTTTACAGCAAAACGAATCAAATCGAAGTCCAGATCTTTTATAAGCTGGACATTGATTTTGATTTAGACGAATTCGAAACACGCCTCATGAAGTGGCTGGTTTCAGAACGCTATAAAATCACAGATATTCGAGAACACAGCATAGATCCAGACACACTGCAGTTGACAGCTGTCTTCTATGTTGAAAACGAAAAACTTATTTAATAAAAAGGAGAATAATATGGCAATTGTCGGTTTAAAACTAGTTAAAGTAGCTCTAGTTGATGCAGTAACACAAAAACTGCTTAAAGGTGAAGAAGGACTTTCGGAAACAGGTATTATGGTTATTGATGAATCAATGCTTGGTACTAAGACAGCGAACATTACGAACATCGAAGGTTCTATTACTAAAATTCCGGGGAATAATACCGTTCAAGACGTTTCTGTAGGACCAGGTTCACCTCAAATTGCTTTCGATTTTAATAATCTACCCTTCGAGAAAAAACAATTAATGCTTGGTTTCAAGTCGGATAAAAAAGGTGGTTTTGTGAAAACAGGCGAAAAACCACACGTTGCAGTTTTGATTGAATCTGAAACGCTTGATCGTGCTAATTCAGTGTATTTTGGTTTTGGTAATGGTGTTATGCAAGAACCATCTCAAAACGTGGCTACTGACACAGACACAGCTGAAACACGTCAAAACGATAATATGACTTACACCGCTTTGTCTACTAAAGCATTCAACGGGGAACCAATCAAGAAATATTATTCAGGCGCAAATGGGTTCCAAGAAGCTAACATGCTTGCTGAAGTGTTCGGCGGTTACACAGCAGCAGCTGGTGTTCCAGGAGTAGGACACGACTAATTTTTGTTAGGTTGGATTAAAATCCAGCCTTTTATTTTTAAGTTAAGGAAGGAAAAAAGACATGGAAGTTAAAACAATTAAAATCCCAGAACTGCAAAAGAAAGCATTTAAAGTGCACACAAGCATCCGTAACATGAAACGCATGTTCGCTTATCAGCTGGAGGTGGCTAAAGTGAGCGATGGTCTTGATGAAGACGATGTGGTTGGTCAAATCAGCGCTAGTTTGAAAGGTTTGGATGAAACACTTGCGTTCATTCGTGCGATTTTGAATCTTGATGACGATGCTTATGAAAAATTGCTTGATCTTGACAGTGAACGTGTTCAAAAGATTTCTGAACAAATCACTGGATATATGCTTGGCTTGAATGATGAACAACTAGAGGACGCTAAAGACCCAAAAGAGTAAAATCTGCTGGTGAACAAGTCTTTGAACTTGAAAACAGAATTGAAGATTTAAAACTAATCATCAAGCAAGCGCTCATCAACTTTGGTTGGACGCTTGATGAATGCAATGACACTGATTATTACGAACTGATGTCTATCATGAGTGCAAAAGAAAAAGAAGATAGGGTTGTTGACCCATTGTCTCTTCTTTAATTTTTGAGGAAAGGAGGGAAAATATTGGCAAACAAAATAAACGCCACGATGTCAACGGAGATTTCATTGAACACGCTAGGGGCCAGCGAGTCTATCAAACATTTGACGCAATTAGTCAGCAGTGCCACAAGCGCGTGGAAAGCACAAGAAGCACAATTAAAGAGCGCTGGTGACTCTTTGGGCGCTGCGAAAGCTAAATATGATGGTTTGAGTGAATCGATTACTCGCCAACAAGCTAAAATCGACAGCTTGAAACGCGAACAGTCTGAGCTCAAAGGGAATACCTCCGAAACAGCTGCGCAATACCTAAAATACCAACAACAAATCGACCAAGCCACAACAAAACTAGCTTCGATGGAAAGCCAACAACAGAAAGCTAAGTCTAGCCTTGATTATTACAAGTCTGGTTTAGCTGGTCTGCAACAGCAATTTAGACAGCAGAACGAAGCTTCTGAAACCTATATTAAACGGCTTCAAGCCGAAGGCAAAGAGAGCGAAGCCAACGCGGAAAAGTCTAATCTTCTAAAAAATTCGGTCGAAAATCTTACTAAGCAGTACAAAACTCAAGAAGACATGCTGCAAAAGATTGCTGCCGAATCTGGTAAAACAAGTAGCGAGTATCTCCTACAAAAGAAACGTCTGGATGAAACTGCGACAAGTTTAGCTAATGCTAAAGCGAATGCGAATCGTTTTAACGCTGGCTTAGTTGATTTGCAACAACAGCTCAAACAACAAAACGAAGCTTTTGGAACATACATCAAACGGTTGCAGGCTGAAGGAAGAGAGAGTGAAGTAAATGCAGAAAAATCCAAGCATCTAAAAAGCTCGATTGAAAACCTCACGAATCAATATAAGATTCAAGAGAGCATGCTCGAAAAAGTCGCTGCTGAGTCTGGAAAGACAAGCGACAAATACCTTCTTCAAAAGAAACGTTTAGACGAAACAGCCACAAGCTTAGCCAATGCAAAAAACGAGCAAGAGAAGCTTAATGAAGAGTTCCGAAAAGCTAACCCAACGTTTTTCGACAAAATAAGGGCGAAAGCTAAAGAGTCTGCGAGTGGTATGCAGGGGCTTGCGAAAGAAACAGAGCACACCAATTCTATTTTTAGCGTTTTTCGCGAGAAGTTAACATCTGGCGCTAAAGAGTCCGCTAATGCGATGCGAGAACTTGCAGAAAAAGCGTCACATACTAATTCTGTTTTAGGGACTTTCCGTGAGAAGCTTTCGCTCGGAGCGGTTGCTAGTCTAGGTGTGAGTGCTATTCAAAGCGTTATCGGGGCTATGCAAAACATGACTAGCGAAGTCATGGGCACTTCTGATGCGATTGAAAAATTCCAGTCAACGATGAACTTCGCTGGCAAGACTAAGGAAGAAACCGAAGAAGCGACTAAGATTTTCAAGAAGTATGCAGATGACACCGTATATGATTTAAATGACATCACTAACACTGGTGCTCAACTGGCGGCCAATGGGATTGAGAATTACAAAGAACTTGCAATCGCCGCTGGTAACTTAAACGCGGTCGCTGGTGGTAATGCGGATACCTTCAAGTCAGTGGCTATGGTACTAACGCAAACCGCTGGTGCTGGTAAGCTGACAACTGAAAACTGGAATCAGATGGCTGACGCTATTCCAGGTGCTTCAGGGAAACTACAAGAAGCTTTGAAGAATGCAGGCGCTTATACCGGTGATTTTCGTGAAGCTATGGCTGACGGTCAAATCTCGGCAGAAGAATTCTTGAAAGCCATTCAAGATTTAGGCTCGAGTGATGCAGCCGAAGAAGCTGCACGCTCGACTAAAACTTTTGAGGGTGCGATTGGGAACTTAGAGGCCACGGTTACAACCGGTTTGACGAACATCGTTGACGCTTTCGGTAAAGAAAACATCACTGGCGCCATTACTAAATTTGGTGACCTTGTCGGCAAAGCGTTTGAGAAAGTTGCTAACGGCATTACATGGGCGAAGGATAACATAAGTGTCATCACCATGGGACCATTCGGAAGGTTTGCCGACACAGTGAAAGTTGTTTTTGGCGAAATAGCTGACTCTGCTAAAAAAGGCAAAGATGCAATCGGCGACTTCTTAGCCAAGCTTGGAACCATTAGTTTAAACCTAAGTGGTTCAGTTTGGCAAGTTGCCGCTGACGCCATAGCAGGCATATCTAATGGTTTTGAGAACATAAAAGAGAGCTTGAAGGGTTCTGAGTCTCCAATGAGCGTGTTTAAAGATGACCTTTCTAAGCTCACTGATCTATCAGATAAGTTCTTTACTTACATCTACAAGCACACAGCGGACATCACTCAAATCTTCTCAATCATTACAGAAGATATAGGATGGCTCGTCACGGGTCCAATGGCACGATTTGGGAATACGGTGAGAGCTGTGTTTGGCGGAGTATTTGATTCCCTCGCTAAAAGTAAAGATGCTATTGGGGATTCTTTGAAAAGTTTTGAAAGCATCGCCATGTACCTAAGCGGTTCGGTTTGGCAACTAGCTGCTGATGCAATAGCTGGTATCTCGAATGGATTCGAGAAGATAAAGGGAAGTTTGGCAGGTTCTAAGTCGCCGATGAGCGTATTTAGAGACGATCTTTCTAAAGTTGCCAAGGCATCAGGTGATTTCTTTGATTACATTTACGATCATACTGGAGATATCGTTCAAGTCTTCTCAGACATTACAGAAGGCATAGGGAAACTCATTACAGGGCCAGTCGCGCGTTTTGTCAACACAGTAAAAGCTGTCTTTGGTGAAATGTTCGGCTCACTTGCAAAAGGAAAAGACACCATCAAAGATGTCGCGGGAAATATTGGGAATATCGCTTTAAGTTTAAGCAGTACGGTTTTCCAAGTTGCTGCAGACATTGTTGCTGGTTTGGCAAACGGTTTTGGAAGTATTTCGAAAAACATGAAAGACTCTGAAACACCGATGGGAACATTCAGAGATACTCTTTCTAAAATCACTGATTTAACAGGTGCACTTTTCACTTATATCAACAATCACACTGGCAATATCATTCAAATTGTTTCAAGCGTGACGGAAATCGTGGGGCTCTTTGGCCAAGGTGTTTGGGAAGCTATTTCAGGTACAATTAAAACTATTGCAAATGGATTCTCTAGCATCTTCGGAAACGCCGATAAGGCAAAAGATCCGCTTGCTGAAGTTTCCGAAAATTTGCAGGGCGTAGCTAAACATAAAGATGCTATCAAAGCTTTAGGTAAAGCATTCGTAGCCGCTTTTGCTACAAAAAAAGTCTATGATGTCGCAACAGATGGACTAGCTAAGACCGCTAAAGGAATCAAGGCAGTCAAGAAACATATCGACCTTGTCAAAGAGAATGCAGCGACAGTTAAAAACACATTGAAATGGACTGCGGAGATTAGCACAAAAGCTGCTACAAAAGCACTCGAAGCGCTAACACCAGTTGCCACAAAAGTAGCTGGAGGAATCAAAGCAGCCTTCGCTTTTACGGTGGCTAACCCGCTTGTTTTAGTAATTGCCGGAGTAGCCGCTTTAATCACTGGATTTGTGATGCTGTACAAGCACAATGAGAAATTCCACAAGTTCTGCGATAACATTGCAAAATCCGTTAAAGACGGAATCGGCAGCGCTATTAAATGGTTAAGAGACAAGTTCAAAGACCTGTCTAAAGGTTGGGAAAGCTTCAAGAAGTCAATTTCAAAAGGAACAGACAACATTGTTAAAACCATCAAGAATGGTGCTAAGAAAGTTGGTGATTTCTTTGTAAACGTTGGCAAGACTATTAAGAATGTTGCTGAAATTATTGCCAAAATTTTGATCTTCGGAAATCCGGTTGTTCTTGGATTTGCAAAAATGTACAAAGAAAATGCGAAGTTCCGTAAATTTGTTAAAGATGTTGTTAAGACAGTCGGTGATCTTGGAAAAGGAATCGACAAGAAAGTTAACGAGATTCAAAAGTCTACATCGAAAACTTGGAATAGCCTTAAGAAAAACACTTCAAAAACATGGAACGACATTAGCAAATCTACGTTAAAAGTTTGGGACGACATCAAGGATAAAACGTCTGAAACATGGACAGATATCAAAGCTAATACGCGCGAAAGCGTTTCTAAGTTAGCTAGCAATGTCAAAGAGACACACGATAAAATTCACTACAGATGGTCTAGAACATGGCAAGCATCAAAAGATTTTCTTTCAAATCGCTGGGACGACATCAACAAAGATGCTAAGAAGAAATTCGGAAAAGATTTAAAAGGTCTATTGTTTGACAATCTGGATGCCATCGGAAATAAATTTCAGGAAGTTTGGAACGCAATCAAAGACGGCTTCGGTAAGATGTGGGACGGCTTAAAACAGCTGGCTGGTGATGGTATTAATGCTGTCATAAAAATTCCAAACAGTGGTATTGACGGCATCAATCAGCTAATCCATGATTTTGGCGGTCCAAAAGACTCAATTAGCAAAATTCCTAAAGTCAAGTTTGCAAATGGTACTGGTATGTTTAGCTCATACCGAAACCCAATTACTAAACCTACGTTGGCTACGCTTAATGACGGTTATGATAGCCCCGAAACCAACAATCAAGAGATGGTGATTCTACCTAATGGTAAGTCATTCTTGCCACAAGGCCGAAACGTTGAGTACCTCTTGCCAGCTGGTTCGGAGGTGCTAAACGCTAGTGAGCTTGCTATGCTAGCAGGATTAAACAATCGTCAAGCATTCGCCAAAGGAACAGGCTTCTGGTCTAAGGTTTGGAATACGGCCACAAACGTTGCTGGATCAGTATGGGACGGTTTGAAAGATGGTGTTGACAAGTTCACTAAGATGTTGAGCTTCATCACTGATGCTGTTGCGCATCCGGTCGACACGCTAGCCAAGAAATTCAACCCAAACTCTGATAAGCTAGACGGCATGTTCAAACACTTAGGTAATGCACTTTACAAGAAGCCAGTTGAGAACGCTAAGAACTGGTGGAAGGAACTCTGGTCTATGGCGAATGAAAAGGCTTCGCCAGAAGTTCAGGCTGGTGCTATTGGGGACGATTACCAATTTAAAGATAGAGCAGCTGACAGTGGTGCTGACCCATGGGGCTATTTCTTCAAGGAATGTGTGTCATTCGTTGCATCTCGTTTAGCCAATCAAGGGGTTAACCCAAGCCTATTCAGCCACCTCGGCAATGGTAATATGTGGCTTAATGCACGAGTTCCGCACAGTAGTACGCCACGCCCTGGTATGATTGCCGTTTATGCGAAGAACGGTCAAAACCATGTTTCAACCGTTTCTGGCGTATCTGGTAGTTCGTTTAGTGGTGAGGAGTATAACTACGCAGGTAGTCACGCTTATCATGCTTTTGCTAACCGTCCAATTTCACAAGTTGACACATTTCTTGATTTTGGTGTTCAAGTCGCAGATAAAGCCAAAGAAGAAAATTCACCGCTTCGCAAGCTCATTAAGAGCCAAGTTGGCGGTATGTTTGATTGGATTTCTAAAATCTTAGCTCCATTAAATGGAGAAGGTGGCGGAAGCCTTGATAACCCTCAAGGCGGAAATGTTGAGCGTTGGCGTGAGTACGTCATAAAAGCATTGAAAGCCAACGGCTTGCAAGCAACAGCGCACCAAGTCAACAGTTGGATGAAATTGATTCAGCGTGAATCAAACGGCGACCCACGAGCTATTAACTTGTGGGATAGCAACGCAAAAGCAGGTCATCCATCTAAGGGTCTTGCACAAACGATTGATAGCACATTTAACGCTTACAAGTTTGCAGGTCATAACGACATTTATAACGGATATGATAACTTGCTTGCAGCAATTAACTATATGAAACATCGCTATGGCACGTCAGACGCAGCCTTTACACGAGTTGCAAGCTATGGCTATGCAAATGGTGGTTTAGTGTCTAAGAATGGTGTGTACGAGCTCGCAGAGGGCGATATGCCAGAATATGTGATACCAACAGATGTCGCAAAACGCGGTAGAGCTTGGCAATTATTGAGTGAAGCAGTAAGTCGATTTGCAGGAGAAGCACCACAAGACCACAGCGCAAGTGGGAGCGATGAATCATCACTTGCTAAGTTGGAAGCTAAGTTCGATACAGTAATCAACTTGCTTACTCAAATGTTGGCAAACAGTGCTAGCCCAATCGAACTTCACAATATTATTGATGGGCAAAGTATTGCTAACGGTCTAGCGCCTTACATGTCAACAGCAAATACGAATTATGAGCGCAGACAAGCGCTTTTAGGGGGTGAAATTATTTGATTGGTATAAGTGTTAAATATGGTAATGATGAATTGATTTCAGCCTTTAATGGGCTTGGGGGAAACGCAGTCGTTACTGACGTCAACAGAAATATAGCGTCAACATTCAACAATACCTATCAAGACCAAGGAAATCACCGATACGGCCAACAATTCTTGTACAATACGCTTTCTGTTAAGCAAATCTCAATCACAATTAAATTGACTGGAACTTCCGCATATTTTAACCAAGTCTCCGAAAAACTCGGGGGCTTTTTGAATGTGGCGGAAGCAAAAGAATTGATTTTTGGCGACGAACCAAACAAAGCATGGGAAGCATTGCCAAGCGGTCAACCAACCATCACAGTAGACAATAGCACGTCACCACCGACAGCAACGCTAACATTAACTTTTGATGTGCCAAAGGCATATGCTGAAAACAAGGTAGCGGCATTAGTTGATACGACTAATAATAGTGCTTATGGCTCAATAACGAAGATTGATAACACCCATTATAAAGCTAAGCTTAAGAATCTTGGGACAGCAACCGCTTATCCTAAAATCAGAATTAAGCACAACGGTGATAATGGCTGGATTGGTGCTGTTAGTTCAAATGGAACTTATGAAGTTGGCGACCCAGAAGAAATCGATAAGAAACCAGCGCAGAAGTCAGAAACGCTTATTTTGTATAATGGCAATTCTGGCATTCTAAGTGGCTTTTCAAATGCTACAAAGAACAAAGCTATCAGTAACGACAGTAGCGAAAACACACAGACTGCAACACTCAATACACAGAGTGTTTGGGGACGCTATCACGTTTTCATGGATGAGCGAAGCACAATCGCCAACGGTGGTAGCTCGCAGTACGGTGGTTTGACTTTTGATATTCCAGCGGATTCGCAAGGAAACAAAGGGTCATTACATGACTATATTTGGTGGCGTCAGGTCTTTTGGCTTGGTCTTGCTAAACAGTATGGCTTTTTGAAAATCATTGTGACAGATATATCTGATAAATTCTTGTACGGCGTTGAAAGCATGAAACGGCATGCGGGTCTTGAATGTGAATACAATATGATGGTTACTGATGGAAATGGTGGCTATCAAGTTATCGAAAGCCGAAAGTTCATAGGAACGCATTTAGATGCACACAACCCATTCAATAGTACTCGAGGCTGGTCTGACATTGTCCGTGATGATGATTTCATTCACTTTTATTGGTGGGGTTCACGTATCAAACGACAAGTCCCAGCTTTGAAAGGCAAGAAATCAAACAAGATACATGTTATCTTTGGTGCTTTGCAAGATAAGCCGTTGGTAACACACATGTACCTTGATGAATTGCTTTATCAAAAGAACTATGTTGATTATCTGGAAGATGTTCCAAACCGTTTTGGTATGGGTTCAATCTATGAAATGGATATGGCAACAGGTAAGCCAACAAGAAACGGTATCAACATTATTGATGAATGTACAAGCATTTCCGAGCCGTTTGGAATTCCAATCGGTGAAAGTGAGCTTGATATTTACTTGTCAAGCTGGAATGAGAAAGAGCCAAGCATAGAAATTAGTTGGAATGAGAGGTATGTTTAATGCAAATTTGGGTTCATGATACAAGAATGCGCAAGGTAACAGCAATAAACAACGCTATACCTCGCATGCTATCGTTTTACAATAGTACGTGGCATAGGTATCTACCACAAGCAACGAACACCTTTGATTTCACCATTCCTAAACTATACAGCGGAAAACTACACGAAGATTTAAGCTTTATCAATGATAGAGCTTATTTTTCTTTTCGCAATCAAGGAAAAGACTATGTGTTTTACGTTGCAAACATGGTTGAAGATGATTTCAGTATTCAGCTAACTTGTAACGATACGAACTTAGAGCTTAATAATGAGAAAGCCAATGCGTTCAGTAGCGACAGCGCACAAACGCTCGCATGGTATTTGGAACACATGGATTTGCTAGCTTTCACGTCGTTAAAAATTGGCATAAACGAGATTTCAGACCGCAAACGCACGCTTACTTTTGATTCGCAAGAAACGAAGTTGGCACGTTTGCAATCGTTGATGTCACAATTTGACGCAGAATATGAGTTCGTAACAGAGCTAAATAACAACGGTACGTTAAAGCAAATCACTTTGAACATTTATCAATCACCAGATAACACGCACCATGGCGTAGGTAAGGTGAGAAGCGACGTCTTGCTTTACTATGGCAATGATGTTAAAGGTGTACAAGTTACGACTGATAAGACACAACTATTTAATATGGCAGTCTTTACGGGTCAAGACGGACTTTCTATGAAAGATGTCGAACGTTCAGACAAGAACGAAGACGGGAAAGAAGAATTTTATACCCGCAAGGGAAACGAAGCTGTATATGCTCCGCTTTCAGCCGAAATGTACCCGTCAACGTTGCGAAACGGCGATAATTGGACAAGAAAAGACTTTCAAACGGAATATACAGACGTTAACGATTTAACAGCTTATGCGTTTCGTACAATGAAACAATACGCTTATCCGATTATCACGTACACAGCAAGTGTTCAATCCAGTTTTTTAGGCAATTACAGTGATTTGGCGCTTGGTGATACCGTTAAAATTTACGACGGCAATTTTGTAGGTGGTCTTGCGCTGGAAGCTCGTGTGACAGAACAAATTATCAGTTTCGATAATCCAAATAACAATTCACTTGTGTTTTCAAACTATGTCAAGCTTAAAAATACTGTTTCGGCGACGTTGCAAAAGCGTTTAGCAGAGCTAGTCGAAGCTAATACGCCTTACACAATTAAATTAGCAAGAAATAATAGTCTTATCTTTAAAAATGGACAAGGCGAAACGATTATAACACCAAGTCTGTTTAAAGCAGACAAGCCTATCACTTCCGATGTGACATGGCGTTGGTCTTTAGACGGAAACGTCACAACTGGCATGACATACACCGTTAAAGGTGCAGAAGTCACAGAACAATCAGTTTTGACAGTAGCGGCGTACATTGGAAATGACGAAGTAGCAACTACTGAAATCGATGTAATCAACGTTAACGATGGCGCTGACGGTAAGAATGGTAACGACGGTTTGCCCGGCAAAGATGGCGTAGGTTTAAAATCTACTGTCGTCACTTACGGATTAAGCACGTCTGAAACCACACAGCCAACGAGCTGGACAGCCCAAGTGCCAACTTTGACGAAAGGCAAATACTTGTGGACTAAGACGGTTTGGACGTACACCAACAACACATCTGAAACTGGCTATCAGAAGACTTACATCGCAAAAGATGGTAACGACGGAAACGACGGTATTGCTGGTAAAGATGGTGTAGGTATCAAGTCAACCACAATCACTTATGCAAACTCAACTTCTGGCACAACCAAGCCAACGTCTGGATGGTCTAGTTCTATTCCAAGTGTTTCAGCTGGTAACTTTCTTTGGACTAAGACTGTTTGGATGTACACGGATAATACTAGCGAGACTGGCTATTCTGTTGCGAAAATGGGTGAGACTGGCACTACTGGAAATGGCATTGCTAATACTGTTATTACGTATGGTCTCAGCACGTCCGAAACCACCGAACCAGCAACGTGGGCTAGTAACATGCCTGTTTTGGTTAAAGGTATGTATTTGTGGACGCGGACCGTACAAATATACACCAACGGCAAATCTACTACGAGCTATCAGAAAGGTTATATCGCCAAAGACGGTGCGCAAGGGTTGCCGGGAACACCGGGAAAAGATGCTCAAACGCAGTACACGCATATTGCTTACGCTGACAATGCGACTGGTGGCGGTTTTAGTCTGACGGATAACACTAAAGCTTATTGGGGTATGTACCAAGATTTTAATGCCACAAACAGCAATGACCCTACGAAATACAAGTGGAGCAAGTGGAAAGGCGACCAAGGACTGCCCGGAAAACCAGGGACTGACGGAAAAACGTCCTATTTCCACATGGCCTATGCAGATTCCGCAGATGGCAGAACTGGTTTTAGCTTTAAGGAATCTGGCCAACAGTATCAAGGGTATTACACGGACTTCACACAAACGAATAGCACGGACCCAGCAAGATACACTTGGATGGATAGGCGCGCCGGGGTTGAAGTTGGTGGGCGGAACTATATCAGGGACTTTGGGTTTGTTAAAAATCATAATTTTTACAATACCGTCTCCGAATGGAAATTCGAACGTGTTTCAGACTCAACAGCATGGAGTGGGTGCACAATTAAAGCGACGTGTACTAAAGCTGGCGGCGGAGGATTTCACAAAGTCTTGATTGATCTCAGGGACGCTAAATGGCAAGGACGAACAATGACTTACTCGGTTTATGTTAAAGCGTCAAAATCAATTCGAATGAGATTAGGTTCAGAAGCATTCAACGGTGGTTGTCAAATTTTTGATGCGACAACGAGTTGGCAGAGGTTCGTTTCAACAGACGCAGTCAATTATAAGAAATATTACAGTTTCCCGTTTTATTCCGATTCGGCGACTTGGGTTATCGGAGATGTCGTCTTTTTGCGCGACCCTCAACTCGAAGACGGCAATATTGCTACAACGCCAATACCTGCGTTGGAGGACGTCCAATCAGACATTGACAGCAAAGCAGACCAGACGCTCACGCAAGAGCAACTGAATGCGTTAGAAGCTAAGCGATTGCAGATGGAAGTTGAGCTAAAAGCAAAAGCTACTCTGGAACAAGTGTCAGAGCTTGAAACGTTTATCAACAATCTTAAACAAGAGGACACAGAAGGTCGTCAGAAGATTATTGAGATAACAAAAGCTATTGAAGAACGTGTCAAAGACATTGAGCCGATTATGGAATACTCTCAAAAGTTGCAGTTCATAGACACGTACATCACGCAGGGCAATGGCGGAATGATTATTGGTAAGAATGACAGTACAACTAAAGTCGTTGTAACACCAGACCGCATTTCGTTCCAAAGCGGTGGTTCAGAGGTGGCTTACATTAGTCAAAGAATGCTGCATATCGATAATGGGGTATTTACAATGTCTTTGCAATTAGGACACTACATCACCCGTGCTCATCCAAAAAATGAGTACGTCAATGCGACATACTTTGTTAAATAACGAAAGGAGGATTTATGGCAACAGCTCAATTTAGTGGGCAATACGGACATAATATGACGTTAGAGGTCTGGTCTGATTGGAACAGACAAGACACGGTTAATAATAGGTCAACAGTCAATCTACAAGCTCGTTTGCGTACCAATGGCTATGCTTCTGTAACTGGTGTCACTGCACCAATGACAATTCATGTCGATGGTGGCGGTGAAATTGTTAATGCTAGTGTTAACATTGGCACTAATTCATCTCTACTCATCTTTGGTAAAGATTACGTCGTTAATCACGACGGAAATGGAAATAAGACAGTTAACATCAGTTTTAAAGTTGATGTTAATACTGGCGGTTATGGTTCAGCTACTGTTAGTTTATCTATACCACTTCCGCAAATTCATCGAGCAAGTGACGTCAGCGCTTCTACTGGAACAATTGGAAGTGCTATGACAATCAATATTAGTCGTAAGAATAGCGCATTTACGCACACAGTTAAATATTCGTTTGGCTCAAAATCTGGCACGATTGCGACTAATGTTGGCACGTCGTGTTCTTGGACACCACCAGCTGATTTAGCGACTGTGATTCCAAATGCGACTGCTGGAATTGGCGGTATTACAGTAGATACCTATAGCGGTTCTACCAAAATTGGCAGTAAGACAGCTCAGCTCATATTAAACGTTCCAACTAGCATGACACCTAAGCTAGCTAGTATAACGCTGACAGATAGCAATACAGCAGTTAAGAATCTGTTAAACACAGCTAACACGTTCGCTGAAATTGTGTCAGACATTAAAGTAGCGTTTAACAGCGCTACTGGTGTGCAAGGTTCTACAATTACAGACTATCACGCTGAAATTGTTAACAAGAACCAATCTACCAATGCCAACAATGGCAATTTAGGGCTGATGAAGTGGAATGGTTCGGCGCAGGTTAAGGCGTGGGTGGTTGATAGTCGTGGACGTTCTAGCAATGCTGTTACCACGAATATCACGGTTTTAGAATATTTCTTGCCAACGCTGACATTTACGGCTATTCGTGGTGACACTAATCAATCATCAGATAAGATTGTCGTTAGTCGGACGGCTAAGATAGCGCCACTTAAAATTGGTAACACTCAAAAGAATAGTTTTAAGCTTAGCTTTAAAACAGCGCCATTTGGCACAACCACCTACACGTCTGATACTGGCGCAGGTGTTAACGACAAGGTCACTAATACGCTGACTAACTCAAAAGCAACACTTAGCGGAACGTTTGATATTGGCAAATCTTATGAAGTCTATGGCGTGCTTGAAGATGCTTTAACGAGTTCAGGTACAGTAAAAGCACCACCCGTTTCACCAGAAAAAATGGTGATGGGTATGGCTGAAACAGCAGTCAGTTTTGGAAAATATCCTGAAAATACAAATGCTGTTGATAGTGATTGGGTGTTCAAGTATAAGAATAAGGACATTCAACACCATCAAATGACCTTAAACGACGGGCAAGCGACTTTCTTAAAATCTGGTACAGATTTGAATACAATCGTTGAAACTGGATTTTATCGCGGTGATGGTTTAGTCAATAGACCAACTGGTTCTGGTACGCATACTTGGACGTGGATTAAAGTTAGCAAACACGATACAGGGTCGTGGGTACTACAGGAAGCCATTGATTTCAATGGTGTTGTTTCAGCTTATCGTGTCAAGAAAAGTGGTTCGTGGCAATCGTGGAAACAATATGCAATGCGTGATGAACTTAAGAATCAAACTAACACAGGCTGGCAATCAGCAGGTTATGCTGGTTCGTACTATAAACGAAGTGGTGATGTGCTGGCGATTCGTTTTAATTTCACCGGCAATGGCAATACGTTCGTAATTGCAACTATTCCAGCTAGTGTGTGGGTTGCACCTCAAGAATATATGTTTGAGATTGCTGAATGGTCGACTAGTGGCGCAGATACTGGACACGTACAGGTCAACTCTGGGACTGGAAACTTTAATATTCTATCTTCGAAAAAAGGTCAATCGTACAGAGGTCAAATACTGTTGATGACCTAAGAAAGGGGACAATACATGAAACTATCTTTTAATTCAAAATCACAGGAAATCGGACTGGACGGGACAATCTCTGGAACACGAGTCGTCTTGTCAAATAACGAGGGTGGATTTCTTCCCGTCATGCTACCAGCTGACAAAATCAGTTTATCAAACAGCGAGCTAGAAGAGTTAGCTCTTGCAGTAGTGTATCAAGAGAATTTTCGTGATAAGTACGAAAACGAGAAGTTTGCTGAAATCACAGCAGACCTTGAAAAGCATAAGGAGAACTCTGAAATAGCACAAGCTACTTTATTAGACGTTGTCACTCAACTCTACGATAAAGGAGTGCTGACTGATGAAACTACTACGCAAAATTAAAGACGAAATAGAAAGAGGAACAGACATGATGATTAAACTTTATGCAATTAACATTATTTCAGGAAACTATCAATACGCCAAAGTGCCAAAATGCTTAAAACCAAAAGTCAAAGCGCAAATTGCTCTCATGGTCGAAGATGATGAGCTGTTAGAAGAGCTGACGAAAGAAGATGTTGCTGAATAAGCTTAGAGAGTGTGATTGCATATGTGGAAACCAGAGACAGTTAGCGTCGTCTTGTCTTGTGTTGTTTCATTCATTGGAATCTTTACGTTTTTCCAAGGTCGTATGACTTCAACGGAAAAACGCTTAACGATTCTTGAAGAGAAGAATAAACAACAAGATAAAGAACTAACAGAAATCAAAGTTAGATTAGATAATCACGACTTGCAAATGCAAGTGCTTATCCAAATGACGGAACAGATTAAAAATTTATCAGAAAAAGTCGAAAAAATTGATAATAAATTGGAGGAGTTATCATGACTAAAATTATTAATGATTTAAAAAATGTGACTGCAGGCACTTGGGTGCGTGTGGTCTTGTTCTTGTTAGGAGTAGTCAATTATTTCTTGGCTGCTTTTGGCATTGATACGATTAAATTTGAT